ACCTTGTCGGTAAACATTTTCTTAGCATCAGAACCTGTCTTAGATAATATACCTACTCTTGAATCTTTAGCAAGTGTGCCTGTATTTACACACTCTGATGATGACATAAAAGAAAATCCTGAACGTCTTATCTTTAAATATATCATACCAAAACTTCTCGTATCTGCTTTAGATGCTTCCCAATAAAGAAATAAAATTCTATTTGCTTCTCGAAAATCAGGATATCCAACATCAATACTTGTCCATTGAAGGTACATATAGTGTGCTCCGGTAATGTATGTTGGTTCGCCATTAGACATAAACCACAAACCTTGCTCTCTTCTATCAAACTCTCCTTCAATATAATCAACCCATCTATCCTTAAATTGAGATGGCATTTCATTCCATTGAAATATAGATTGCATTCTACCTAAAGCCTTAGGTAACTCTTCTCTTTCCCAATACTGTTCTTCTTTTTTATTGTGTCTTTGAAGACACTTTTTAGGTGTTAAGGGTAAAGCTATCTTTAGACCACTTACACTTATAATATCTCCTATCTCTCCGGTCTTCGATATAACAACAAAATCATACTTAGACTCATACCCGTATTTCCACGTTTTAGCCTTGTTCTTAGACTTTAAAACGTTTTTAGGTACAACACCCTCAAGTGTTCGATATAAGTTATTTAGACCTTCTTTCTGCAAATCCTTGTTTTGTATCTGTTTTACTTGCTCCCTTTTCTAATGATTCAATAGCTTCTTTTTCTGTTTCAATTCTATTTAATATTTCAAACGCATCAAATATCGCTAACTTTTTTGTAGCTGCTGCATTTTTTAACCTGTCTGCTGAAAGGTCATCTTCAGGGTCGTGTTTAATAATCGCTTCCTTCGCTACCTTTATAAGCTGCTCCACTGCCCTGTGACCTGCTTCTATGATTTTTAATTTTATTTCGTTTGATTTCATTTCTAATACGTTTTGTTTTCTTTATAGGAACATCTTCGTTTAGTTCATCCATCCAATCCCATTCTCTACTCATAATAATGTTTGTTGTATGTATGGTGTCTGTAATTAACTACAATCTCTTGTTCTTTTTTTATATTGTCTTCTGCAATTAAAATAGTGTTACTGTTGTCCTTAAAGTAATAAAACTTTGCGTTAGGATGTTTAGAATGATTAGTGTACCTACCTGCTATAGTTCTGCATCCATCCATAGTTCCGTACCCAATAACATCTCCTTTGTTAAAATCTTTTGTTGTAAAAATTCCCAAACCCTCAATGCTTGAGTCTTTAACCTCATAATTTTTATTACCAAAATCCACAACGGGACCTGCTTCTTTTATAAACTCATCTGACTCTATGTACTTATTTAAAAGTTCTAAATCTATATTAGCTTCTTTTAACATCAATTCAAAATCAGTCATTATTTCTTTTTTAAAAAACAAACCTGTATTAGTCTTGCTTTTTCTGCATAACCAAAATTATCATAAATATTTCTTGAATGATAAAGGTGTGATGGAAAAACAACAAGCCTATTATATCTTGACCTCAAGATACACATTTTTTCTCCTTTGTAATACAGAGTAGTTCCATCGGTTTCAGGATGCTCTGTGTTTAAGTAAAGTATCGCAGTTAAATCTCCCATCATATCATCTGTATGAATGAAATTTGGTTCTTCTTGATTTAAGGGTGACCTTCTTACAAAGTTTAAATCTGCTTTATACATTGGATAATGTTCATTTAAAAACACAACAAGTTGGTCAATACCTCTTGCATTTACATTCTTAAATAAATCTTCTCCTATCTGTATATCTTGAAAGCCTTCGTTTAATATGTCATCAACATATTTATCTACCCCTTGTATTACATCTTCAAATATTCCTATATTCATATTGACATAACTATTTGGTGGTCAAACATTCTGTAAAGTTTCTCATCACTTACGGTAAACTCATATTCACTATTTGGTTTATAACAAACCTTTGTCCCTTCTACAACCCCTTTGGATTTTAGATACTCATTAGGATACCTCATTATACCAACCAAAGGCTCTTCACTTAAAGGTTTGTAAATATATGAATCCTCTACGGGTGCAGGTTGTACAAAACAATATCTGTCAACTGCATTCCATTGTGTACCGTTATGGTACGCATAGAACTGTTCGGCTTCTATAAAAAACAAATCATCTTTAAAGTAGCTTTTACCACTTCTTTGTTTTCCGTACATATCGTTATAAAACTTAAAAACATTATGGTGTACTAACAAAAAATCTCCCACCTTTATCGGACCTTTATATCCAAGGGGGAGTTCAACCACTTCTGCTTCTCTATTAGAAAATTTAAAATCTTCTTCAGATGTGCTTATGATAATATCCAATCCGGATATTTCTTTTGTGTTGTTATATCGTTTACCTTTTAAAGGTCTTACGATAAATGCAAACGGTGATTTCATAATTTAATTTACGAGCCACAACCAATACAATCTATATGCGAATCAGTTGGTTTAACTCCATTTAATTTCATTTCAATATTGTGAATCTCATCAGCAATAGCCATTGAATCCATCCAATCATCAACCTTATCTTTTTCCATTTTAAGAACCTCGACCTTTTCGATTAGTTCTTTTCTTTCGTTATCCGTCATTAAATAAAGTTTATATTGTATTCAATAGAGACGGGCATCGTTGAGGTAAACTCTTTCCAAAGTAAAATCTCATCTTCTTTTTGAATATAAATTAATATACTCTCTTTTTCTAAAACAAACTTAATTAAATGAATAGTATAACTACCATTTAAAACAGATTGCCCTACAATATAATGCATTGCTCCTGACTTGTAATCAGGACCTATTGAAATTTTTCTAATATCCATTAGTATACTCTAAGTTCAAAGTTTCCTTGGGCAATGTCTGCCACGGTTGATGCAAAATCTCGGTCTAATTTATCAATTGTAACTTGTCCGTTAGCTTTAAGATACCCTCCGAAAAAACATAAAGCTTTAGAATCTTTAGTACCACCATACCCATTTAACAATACAAGAACAGGTTGGTCTCCAAATGCTACGGCAGGTCTTATTACAATTTCATTACCGGAATCTACCCAAGTAAAAGTTGTACCTGTGGTATTATTAGCTTCTACTACTGAGACATTTCCTCCTGTCGATGAGAATATTGCTTCATAACTTGTATAAGGTAACGAGCCACCACCTGTTGGTGTTTCCCATTGTGTTTGAACTGACGTTCCACTAATAGACTTAATACCTAATATCTGTGTGTCTGCCGTTGGTAAGCTTTCAGGTAATGAAATTTCTTGTGCTGCTCCTGTATCAGGTGCTTGAAGAATAATTGTTTCCGGAGAGCCTTTACTTGCTCCTGTTTCAAATTCTATTTTTCCACCTTCTGTACTTCCGTTTCCTGTAAGCTTTAATACTCCGTATCTAAAGGTTGGGTTAAGAGATGACCCAATTTGAACCTTAGTAAGTCCTGCAGTCCCTGTATCTAAAGTAAGTCCTACATTCCCATCTAATACACTATTGTTATTATATTGAATCTGTGTTGGAGAACCTCCGGCACTTGCAGTTATAGCAACATTTCCACTACCGAGAAGACTATTTCCGTTAACTGTTTTAATGTTTGAGCCACTAACTAAAGCAGCTTGTTTGTCATCAAATTTAACAAAATCACCTGAATCTAAATACCCATCAACTGTTCTTGTAGACTTAGCCATACTAAGCGAAGGAGTATTTCCTCCTGAACTTACTATTGGAGCAGTCCCTCCAACTGATGTGACAGTTCCACCACCACCACTAACTACAATATCTCCACTTCCTAAAATAGATTGACTATTTATAGTTTTAATGTTTGTCCCACTAACTAAAGGGTCTTGGTAATTGAAATCAATTATTTTTCCCGGGTCACCTGCACCACCATTAGTCATTGTAACTCCTGAGCCTGTAAACCCAAATGTACCTTGGGCAGTAGAACTACCTACTTTAATACTATTTACAGTTGATACACCACTTGCATTAAGTTGTATTGTTTTAATTCCGTCTTTGTCGGTAAATACACTTTGAGTTATACCGGAACCCATAGTTATTTTGTCAAGCCAAAAACCTGATGAAGTATCTGCTGCATCAATTTTAAATTTCTCGTCAGCACTACCTCCTACTGTACTCCATATAGATGTGAAGGGAGATGACGAAGTCGGTGTTTTGTCAATAACCAATACTTGACCGGGAGCAGGTTCGTTTTCCGGCAACGCAACTGCATAGCTTTGTTTTAGGATTTGACCCGGAGATGCCCAAGCAGCAAATTGACCTGAGCCAAGTGCATCATAATATCTTGTCTCTCCATAAAATGCACCTTCACCGGCTCCTGCAAATATATTTAACTGACCTTTGATTTCTTGTGCTTTACCAATATTAACGACAGGGTTGTTTTTTAAAGATACATCTACCTTAAAAAATTCACCTGCATTGAAAACACCTCCTTGATTAAACTGAACACCGAACTCAGGTTCAGAAGGATTTCCTCCTCCAATACCTGAACCATCTATATTAATTAAGTTCCCTACTGTAGTTATTGTAATACCTCCCTTACCTGCTAAATCAATATCAGGTCCGGTTGCTCCCTCAATAGTTTGGATACCTCCACCACCACTACCTGTAATAGTGATATCGGTTCCGGAAGCACTAATACTAATGCCTCCGGCTCCTATTAAGTTTAAGTCACCCGTAAGGGTATTTAATGACTGAACGGAAGAAGAACCTCCGGGTACTAATGCAATGATATCACCAATGGTATAATTCATTGTAACATCAGCATCGTCAACATTTGTTCCAATTACTTTGTCATTTACTGTTGGGATGCCATCAATTGCATATGTACTTATTCTTGCCATTATTCTGTTTTTTCTTGTTCTATTTTTTTAATCTCTCCTGTTTGTACATCAATCTGTGAATCACTACCATACTTTTCAGATAGCTTTAATTCTACTTCTCCGTACTCTTTTTTCAGTGTATCAATTTTTGATACAAGTGATGATTGTTGTAAAACTGCATCACCTAATTGCATTTTCAATTGGTTGAATGCGTTTAGCATTGATTGAATTTGTTTCAATTCTTGCTCCGTTAATTTTTTACTTTTTGCCATTTGATTTATATTTAATTAATTATTAGTTACAAAGATATGAAATTTTCATTTACCTCGATGGCTCAAACTCGCAAGGACTTAATAGTATACAAGTAGTGGTGCCATCATCAAAAGTGATTTGTAAAAAAGGTTGCTTTCTTTCAAGGAAAAAATCTTGCCTTACTATTTTAACCTGTTTCCCCTCAATATAAACATCTCCACCACCATCTTTTCCGGCAGGACCTTCAGGTCCCGTAGGTCCCGTAGGTCCCGTTGCTCCTGTAGGTCCCCTTGAACCCGTTGCTCCCTGAGCACCTTGTGGTCCGGTGTTTCCTGTAGTACCCTTTGCACCGGCAGGACCCTGAGGACCTGTACTTCCTGTATTACCCTTTGCTCCGGCAGGACCTTCAGGTCCTTGTGGTCCGGTTGCTCCGTCAGAACCATTTGTTCCGGCAGGACCTGTACTACCTTTTGCTCCGGCAGGACCTTGTGGTCCTACTCCTCCGGTGTTTCCTGTACTACCTTTTGGACCCTCAGGTCCTTCAGGACCTTGTGGTCCTGTTATACTTTTTCCATCAGCACCGTTTGTTCCGTTTGTTCCTTTAGCACCCTGTGGTCCTTCAGGTCCTTGAGGACCCTCTGCACCCGTGTCTCCCTTTGCACCGGCAGGTCCTTGAGGACCTATGCCACCTGTACTCCCCGTACTTCCTTTCGGTCCTTCAGGTCCTTCAGGACCTGTTGCTCCATCAGAACCATTTGTTCCTGCAGCACCTTTCGGTCCTTGTGGTCCAATGTCTCCTTGCTTTCCTTGTGCACCCGTGTCACCAATGTCCCCTTGAGGTCCTTGAGCACCTGTGTCACCCTTAGCACCCTGTGGTCCTTCAGGTCCAACTGCACCGGTATCACCCTTAGCACCTGCTGCTCCCGTATCTCCTTTAGCACCGGCTGCTCCGTTCTTTCCGGCAGGTCCCTCAACACCTTGGTCACCTTTTGCTCCGGTATCACCTTTTCCTCCTTGAGGTCCTGTCAACCCAATAGGTCCTTGAGCACCTGTGTCTCCTTTTACTCCTTGGTCGCCTGTATCTCCTTTAGCACCTTGGTCACCTTGTTTTCCTGCAGTTCCTTGAGGACCTTCAACACCTTGGTCGCCTTGGTCGCCTTTAGGACCTTGGTCGCCTTGGTCACCCTTGGCTCCGTCAGTTCCGTTAGTTCCGGCAGCACCTCTTGCTCCGGCAGCACCGGTATCTCCTTTTGCACCTTGGCTTCCCGTGTCACCTTTTACACCTTGGTCACCCTGTGGTCCTTCCGGACCTTCCGGTCCTGTCAAGCCTCTTGCTCCTGTGTCTCCTTTAGCACCGGCTGCACCTGTGTCTCCTGTGTCTCCTTTAGGTCCTTGTGGTCCGGTGTTTGTTGGTAGGGTTACTGTGTTTCCATCGCTTATAGTAAGTTCTTCATTTACTACAGACAAAGTTTGTCTATCGACACAAAATTCAATTGCTCTTGACTCTTCGTTAATAGTTACATTTGTTCCTTTACAACCTAAAAAAGTTAAAGTATCACTATTGCTAATTGCTTTAATAGAAGTTTTGCCATCAGTTACGTTTTTAAATATATTCTGAGAAGAACCTTTGTCGTTGTTTGTAAGTGTAATTGTTTCATCTGTAGTTTGGTTTAGTGTGAAGTCTCCTCCACCACTCATACCTGAACCTGCAGATAATGTAATTTTGTTATTGCTTACAGAGGCTGAGTTGTCTGTCCAAGATGCAGTTAGTGTTCCACCATCATTCTGTGTGGCAGTTAATGTTTTAGTTGTGTTGCCTGTTACGGCAAGTTTATTAATTGTGTTATCATATGCAGAATTCCATTCAGTTGAGTTACCTCCTGCTGCATACATCCCACCTGTTGTTGTAAGGTCTTTATTATAGTTTACAGTAAATGGAACCTGTGCATTGTCAACTCCTGAAAAATTAGAAGTCAACATAATATTCAATAAAGGCACGGAAGTATAACCACCTGTCGTTGGTATATTACCCCAAGTTAAAGTAAACCTTGTTCTGTTATCTCCTGTGTGAATAGAATTTATAACGTGAGCATTTAATCCCCAATTTGTAAACCCATTAGTTCTTTCAAAATCTGAAGTAGCACCTGCATTAACATCCCACCTTCCGGTAGCATTATCGTACTCTTCTATCTCTACAGTTAATCCCGGATAGGTAAACCCTGTCCACGATGTTTCAATCCACAAAATAGCCGTTGTCGGCCAACCTGTTGAAGCAGTTACTTCAAACCTAAACTTTTTAGTTGTATTTGTTATAGACCCTCCTGAAGATGTACTCTTCTGACCATCCAATATGTTATTAAACATAGGGGTATTATCCCAAGCTACCCAAGACGAACCATTCCAATATTCAGTATTAGAATATGGTTGGTATCTAATAATGTCTGACTTAGCACCTTGTACAAACCATCTTAAATTATTGTTACCTGAATAGCTATCATAATAATAAGCATTACTTGCTACACTATGATAAGGTTGAAAACAAGAATCATTAAAGTATACATCGTCATTAAAAGTTTTAGTTCCACTTCCAATCACCTGTGCACCCGATGTTCTAAGAACAGTGCTATCAACATCAAAAGTAACGGTCTTAGCTGATGATTGATTTAATGTAAAATCCCCACCATTTGACAAACCATCTCCTGCACTCAAAGTAATTTTTGAATTGTTTACAGTCGGGTTAGCCGGTACTTCAGCGAGAGTAATATACTTTGCTCCGTTGGTTAGCTGATTATTATTAGTTGGAATTGTTGTGCTCGTAAAAGCATTGGACCCCAAAGATGTACCGTTAACCTTAAGGTCATCGGTAACGTCAATGGGTTCCTTAAACTTTATATATGCCATTTATATTAGCTTCCTATTTTCTGAACCATTACCACAAGTGCTGCTGCAGCTTGTGTTTTCGCAGTTCTTACTGTTACATTATCTTTATCAGTTCTTTCTACCGTAACGTGAACAGTGTCAAAAGGCGAAGCATTTGAGTATACCTGAACCATTACATTCTGTGAACCAAGGTTGTGATTAACAGTGAATTTATCACTACCACCAACTGTTTCAACATATTCTCTTGCAGTTTGACAAGACTCAACTTCTGCACAGAAGTTTTTAACTTGACCTGCTCCGATAGCGATATCTGCATCTGTTAAAGAAGTTACCCTACCTTTAGCATCAACTGTTATTGCAACAGATTTAGAAGCAGTACCTGCACTACCTGCAGTTACTCCTGAAGCTGAAAGGCTTACTGCACCTGCCGATACACTTAATCCACCTGCAGTTGGGAAGTTAGCAATACCTTGAACTGTTGCAGTTGCAACGTCAATGTTCTTGTTAATCTCTGTCCAATCTGCTGCAGTTGTTGGAGTATCAATGTTAGCGATAACTAAATCACCAATCTCTAATGTAGGACTCCAAAATCCTGCAGGATTTCCTGTCCCTGCTTTTGTTACTGCATATGTCCAACCTTTCTTAACACCTACTGATGGTGCTGCAGTTGTCGCATCGTATCCACCTTGGTAGATTAATGCTCCCGAACCTGCGAATGTTGTATCTACATAGTTCTTAGTTGCTGCATCTTGTGCTGCCGTTGGATTAGTAACATCAGTAATTTTGTTAGATGCCATACTTAAATCCACGGTAGGTGCTCCCCAAAGACTAAGACCAAGGTCATTAATAATAACCTTGTTTTGGTCTGCTCCTTTATCAAACAAGCCAACTAAGTAATCTGTCTTAGAATCTACCTTTGCAGATTTTGTAGGAAGTTCCGAAAGGTCAAGTACAATATTAATAGTATCTGTAGCTGCTACATCAGTAACAATACCTTCACCACCGGCAAAGTTTATTGAGTTACCATTGCTAATTGTTTCAGCAGTTCCTGAATCAGCTTCAATAGTAAACGAACTCATTGTTCCGGGTGCACTACCTGCAGTAATAGAGGTAATGTGACCGGTTGCGTTTGTTACTACTTGAGAAGGATATGCATATGTTCCTGCAGTTCCAAAAGTATCGTGATTAATAGTTACCGTATCTGTAGCACCAACTACACCCGACAATGCAGTACCACCACTAATAGTAAGTGTCTGTCCGTCAGTTACTGTTTGGTCTGTACCACTATCTGATGTCAGTTTGAATGAACTCATTGTTCCTGCACCACCATCGCCAACTTTAGTTATTCTACCTTGAGCATCTACCGTAATATCTGCTGAGGTATAAGCACCTGCAGTAATTCCTGTAACAGGTAAATCAATACCAACAGTTAAAGCAGTAGATGTTGAAATGGATAATGTTGAAGACGTAAACGAAACCGTGTTTCCTGAAGCTACAGAGAATGGAGTTTTTCCATCACTAATATCGAATCCTGCAAATCCTGAAGGAATAGTTGCCCAAGTTCCATCTCCCTTTAAATACTTAACATTGTCTGCTGCTGCAGGTGCAGGTACTGAACCTTTTGTTCCTGCAGTTGTTCCATTTGCACCTGTAAAGTCATTAATACTAATAGCCGGTGTAGCACCTCCACTTGAAACTATTGGAGCCGTTCCGGTTACTCCTGTTACTGTACCTGCGTTAGCAGTAAAAGGTAAGTCTTTTACTTGTGCATAGTTTACAACACCCTTAGCATCAGAATAAATAACGTGAGCCTCAAGAGGAACAACAGTACCTGCTAAGTTTGTTGCAGAAAGAATAATGTTTTTTGCAGTTGAATAATCAGGACCAATTGTAACTGCTCCTGTTGAAGAGGAAGCCACAAGTCCTGCTCCTGCAGTAATTCCTGTTACACCACCTTGTCCATCAAGTTCTACCCAAGCAGTACCATTATAATACTTTAGTGTTTTCGCACTTGAATCAAAAAAGAACTGACCCTCTCCGAGAGCAGATGCCGGATTGCCCGGATTGTTTTGTGCGAGGACATTTTGGATTTCTAATCCCGTTAAGTCAATCGCATCTAAAAATTTTATTGCCATAATTTGTTTTTTTTAGTTGCAGTACGCTTGACCTGAGAAAGGTGCTGCGAATGTTATTGTTACTCTATTTTTATTAATATAATCTACTTTTCCAAATACCTCTTCATTAAAAGAGTTTACTGCAGTTACTGCAGGAAACTTGTTTAAATCGTGTGTTATATCCCATTGATATATTGGTACACCTTGTGTGAAAACAAAAGTTTTATCACCACCTGTACCTGATGGGTTCCAACGTAGCAAAGATATAAAATATTCTTCATCCTTTTCAAGTTGACCCTCACCCGACACAAGGGTTAACCCTATATCATAAAATTTAGGATTTCCACTTGGAACACTACTATCCCAATCATACACACCAAATTTTGATATATCATTTGTATTTGATATCAATACTTGAGAACCTATAATAGCTGAATAAAAAGATGAAACGTTTGTAGGTGTTCCCTGACTAACATATTTTAAACTTGCTTCGCTTAAAACTATTTTTGATACATCTGAGAAATTTACAACCTTTCCTTGTGGTGGGTCAAAAGATAATGTTCCGAGTTCCAATGTGTCTCCCGGCTCTAAGAATTGAAACTTATATCTTAATGTTTGAGTGTCTATTGAAGATGACTCATTAATATATTGGACCATCTTGCTAACAGAAAAGTTTTTAGTTCTTCCATTGTTAACATTAGTTCCAATCATTTTGTCACCTCCGACTACGTTCTCATCTATTGGATATAACCTAATTCTTGACATTTATACTTGCAGTTTTTATTATTTACAAAGGTACTGAAATTATTTGATGGTTTATTTTTTTGAATCCGAGTAAGACTTCATCATTTTCTCTCCTGTCCTACCTATAACATATCCACCAATACCTAATTGTAATAAATTCCAAAACTCATTTTCTAACTCAGGTATCCTTAAATCAAATAATGGTGCAAGAAATTTTACATAGATTACTATAAAACCAAAAGCTAACATCAATATTGGTCTCCAACTTCTTTGAAGCCAATTACCTTTTGCTTCTGTAACTATGATTTCAGTTTGCATTTTTTGCAACTCTAATTCTTTTTGAATTAAAATTTGCTTAATAACATTTTCTGCTTTGATTTTTTCCTCTTTAGATGTAAAGAGATTATCGAGTCCTCCGAGTAAGTCTTTAACTACACTCCCCCCGAACCATTCCACTATTTTTTTCATATTCTATTTCGCTTATATATTTATACTCTTCCGTTGCATCGAAACTTGGACAAGCTTTATTTGCGAAATCATTGTGTCCGTGAACGACACTGTCTGTATGAATAGCCTTTAAAGTCATTAGAAGACTTTCTAAGCTTTCTTCTTGCTCACAAGTTCTTGTGTCTTTTGGTGTTTTACCGTCAGACTCAACACCCCCGATATAACAAATGCCCAAACTGCTACTATTGAATTTCTTACAATGAGCACCTTGAACATTATCTGCTCTTCCCTTTTTTATTGTACCGTCTAAGTATATGATGTAATGGTATCCAACATCTCTCCATCCACGACCATTAACGTGCCAATCTCTTATAGTATCAATAGTTATGTGTTGACCTTCTCGAGTTGCAGAACAATGGACTATAAGTTTTTCAATTTTCATTGTTGTTTTTTTCTCTACGCTCCTTGTCCAACAAGTACCAACGTTGAGCCGTGTACCCCACTGAAAGGATTAGCAGCGTGATTTTTAAAATCATATCTATCTGCGACATTGAAATCGCAAAAGTACCTATATTAAGAAGGTACATCTTTATATCTCCCATCCAACTACTCATTAGGTTTTAGTTTGTAATTAAAAGCGATGTCACCCCAAGTGGTTGTATGTACCCAATAGTTTTTCATATACTAATTGTTATTCCTATAGTTAATTTTTCCATCTTACCAAAGTGCTATAATATCCTCACAAGTTGTATATGTCTTCCAAACCTTCTTTACTTGTACAGGAAAGAAACCTTCTTTTACATTCTTGAAAATTACAGGCAATTGATTTGCCAATGGAGTTATATTTAAGTCTTTACCTGCACCACCTGTACCAATATATAAAACACATCCGTTGTTTGCATCTTGATAATTATCAACTGCACTTGCTGCGTATATTGTGTATCTTTCTGTACCTCCTACATTTGTAAAGATGTCAGCATTTAGTGTCAATGTTTCTTGGTCTACTAATGCAGTTACCGTAGCTGAAACATTGTTGCTTGTATTAACTACAATGTCACCTGCCTTTACTCCGTTTTTTATAAACTCTGCATTAGACTCACCAATTAATTGATTAGTAGAAATTCCGTCATTATCCCCACTACGTCTAATTACCGTGTATGGTACGTTAGCATTATCTGAAGTGACAATGTTAAGTGCTTGATATCCTTGTGTTTTATTTGTTGCCATATCTTATTGGTTTTTGTAAGGAAATTTTTCG